GTTCGTAACCGCGCCGTAAAAGACCCCATTAAAAAAGACCCCGTCAAGATGCCTCCGACATGGAGAAGGCAGAAAACACCCTACAGGCTTAACCCCGGCCTCTGGAGTGTTCATCAACGGTGATCTTCAAGATTGTGCTTCTATTTCTTACTGGCCTTCCGTTATCAAACGGGATTTCAACAAGGAGATTGAGGCTACCATTGACTTTCTGGACTTTCTTGAACAGGAGCTTCCTGTTGAAACCGTCTATAAGCCCGGAAACCATGAATACAGATTGCCCCGGCTGTTCGCATCCAAAGTGCCTGAACTTGTAGGTATGCCGCTTGCCGCTATGGATACTGTCTTGGGACTGGAATACCGGGGCATTGAGTTCCTTGACTTCTACCAATACGTCTATGCCGGGAAACTGCCTATCCTACACGGCCACGAAGTCCAGAGAATACACCTTGCGGTGAATCCGGCAAGGGGGCTGTTTCTCAAAACCCGTTCTTGGGCTGCCTGTTCTCATTGTCATACTACCTCAGAAAACAATGCAAGAAACATACAGGGAACGTATCTCACAACGTGGTCTTTCGGTTGCCTCTGTGATCTTCACCCGGATTACAATTCAGTCAACGACTGGAATTGGGGTACTGCTTTAATCAACATCGAAAAGAACGGGCAATTTGAAGTGATAAACAAACGCATATTACCTAACGGGGCGGTGGCCTGATGGACTGGCTATTAGTGGCGGGATTTTACTTCATTTCTGATTACCTCATTGTGAAATATTACAAGCGTATCATCTTGAACAACCGCCTCATGGCATCGCTAATATCGGCAACGATAGTCGGGCTGACCTTAATCTCAATTACCATCGTCGTGGATAGCCCGTGGCTTATTGCGGCGGCGGTTATGGGTGCATTTGGGGGTACATGGGTAGGAATGCACAAATAGTGAATTAGTGTCTCATATTTCACAAATAATGAAATACAAGTAAGGAGGAAATAATGGGAGAATGTGGTTGCGGAGAAATGATACCGCACAAGGTATTTAAGATTGGTAATAGGATTTTGGCAGTTGAAATCTATCGAGGCTGTCAAGATTGTTGCACAGGTATAACCGTTACTCTTAACTTGTTCACTAAGAAAGAGTGGAAAACGTGGGACATAGAACCCGATGCCGAGTTTAAGGTAGACGAACACGGATATGCCCAAATTGCTTTTCCAATTATCGAACAAGAAGACCTCGTTGCAGTTGCAAAAAGCGAAGAATATCAAAACATCTTTGATGGGGAAAATGGATACGAGAACCTTGAAGATTTTTTCCATGATGAAGGACTAAGAATATTACAGGAGGCGGTGGAACACTGTCAATTAAGGCAAAAAGGATACACGCCATAATCCCATCGAATGACCCGACTTGCTGTAGCAACATTGAGCCGAGCTACGACATATCGCACCTCTCCATACAAGAGAAGGCAATCGTGTGTGACCGTATTTTGCAATATCTCTGGACTGAAAACGATGTGAGAAAGTGGTTTCCGAAGGTGGGGAGTAAAGAAAAATGAGGGTTTTAGTGGCTTGTGAATTTTCGGGAATAGTCAGAGATGCTTTTGCGGCAAGGGGGCATGATGCGTGGAGTTGTGATTTGTTGCCGACAGAAAGACCGGGAAATCATATTCAAGGAGATGTTTTGGAGATTCTCAATGACGGATGGAATTTGATGATAGCACACCCGCCGTGTCCACGATTAACCAATGCGGCTGTCTGCTGGCTACATAAACGTAATTTATGGAAAGAGTTAGATGAGGCAGCCATTTTCTTTAAGAAGTTTTTAAATGCACCGATTTCAAAAATAGCTGTAGAAAATCCTATCCCCCATAAATATGCCGTGGAAAGAATTGGTAGAAAGTATGACCAGCTTGTTCAGCCATATATGTTTGGACATCCAGAAAGAAAGGCAACCTTTTATGGATAAAAGGTTTACCTTTATTACAACAAACTAACGATGTAAAATCAGAAATGGAAAAATTACCAAAACACTTATCTCAACGAGTTCATTATGCAAGTCCAAGCCCCAATAGATGGAAAGAACGTAGCCGTACTTTTCAGGGCATAGCCAACGCAATGGCGGAGCAATGGGGATAGCAGTTTCCGAAACGGGGGGAGAATGAAAGTATATTTAGCGGCTCGATATAGTAGGCGTGAGGAACTTTGCGTTTATCGTAAAATACTTCAATCTTTGGGTTATACCGTACAGGCTCGGTGGTTAGATGGTAAACATCAGATCACAAGCGAGGGCGTGCCGATAGGTGATAACGGCGAAGCACTTATTGAAGCTGAACACAGTATCGGAAACAACGAACTTCGCGCCAAATTTGCCCAGGACGATTGGGAAGACGTAACGGGTGCGGATATTGTCATAAACTTTACAGAGCCGCCACGATCAAACCATAGTCGCGGAGGTAGGCACGTTGAATACGGCATAGCCCTTGCCCTGCAAAAGCGTACCTTCGTCGTCGGCTACCGTGAAAACCTTTTTCATTGGCTACCCACTGTTGATTTTTACAAAACCTTCAGCGAGGTGCTTGAGCGTCTTACGAGGATGACGGAGTAATGCAAAATAATCTGTTGACAGGGCGAATGAAAGTGGTAGGATGAGGTATCAGGTGGGAGGCACGCCCGTGATAGAATCTGTAAAATTTGATAAAAAGCCAATATTTAAACGCCTTGTGGGGTTTTGCCTGTCTATCAGGAAACGTGCCACTCACAGGGCGTTTTTTATTGGCGAAGGATAGGCATGAAGTATGCTGACAAACTCAAGGATCCAAAATGGCAAAAACGTAGACTTGAAATTTTTAACCGTGATAATTGGACTTGTAGGCTGTGTAAGGAGCCAGACAAATCATTGGTGCTTCATCACTTGTGCTACTTCCCCAAAATTGAGCCGTGGGAATATGAGGATAAATATTTATTGACCTTATGCGAACCATGCCACGATAAAAACGATTTTAAAACGCTCGGCGGTTTGGTTGATAAAATTATTCTTGATGCCTTTCTTCAAAGCCGTAGGCGGATGCTGGAAAACATTTTAGAAGATAATTATGACCCCGAATTATCAAGACATTTAGATTTAGTGCTGTGCCTGTTGGGTGTGTAGCTATGGCAAAGAATAAGCTTCTTGAAGCGGCATTGACGTATGAAGAAATGGGTTTTTCTGTTATTCCCATAATCCCCGGTCAAAAGAAACCGATGGTCAAATGGGAATCATTCCAAAAGCAACGGGCAACAAGACCACAAATTATTTCCTGGTGGTCTGCAACACCAGATGCAAACATTGGAATTGTTACGGGCGAAATATCGGATCTGTTTGTAGTAGATATAGACACAGAGGAAGGACAACAAAACCTTCTACAATACGGATTTGATAATGCCAGCACACCGATCGTTAAAACTCCCCGGGGCGGCCAGCATCTATATTTCAAATATCCAAAGGGCAGAAACATAACCATCGGAGCCGGAAAAATTAAGGGTACAGATTTCCGGGGCAATGGTGGTTATGTCCTCGCCCCCCCATCAAAGAACGGTGAGGGCAAACCGTATCAATGGATCGTAGATTTGAGCCATGAACGGAGCCTCGCCATGCCAGAGGCTTATCTTAAAATAATAAGTACATTATATATAGGCAATGTAGACAAGACAAAAGACGATAGTCTACAAGTGTCTACAGAGTCTACAAATGTCTACAATGAAAATATATGGGAAGTGGGCAAAAGGGACGATAGTTTATTTAGATTAGCCTATACTTTAGCATTAGGTAAATGCACAAAAGAATATGCCTTTCAAGTGCTTATCTCTATAACTGAATCATGGGGAGAGCATGATGAGAAATGGATCCAAGACAAAATCGAGAGCGCATGGAAGAGGGCAAAATCTAAAGAACGGAACCTAATGCAAGACATCAGGGATGACATTGTGTCTACAAGCGGCGTGTTTTTGTCTACAGAACAGGCAAAACGTCTACAACTGTCTACAAGAGAAGAGTTGAAGAACCAATCTATCTGTTTGAAGCGTGCTGTTACGGAGGGATTAATAGTAAAGCATGGCAGTAAAAGCGGTCAATGGCGAACAGTAGATCAAGACGAAGAACCGATTGACTGGGAGAACGCAGACACAACGCCGTTAGATATAAAATTTCCGCTAAATGTGCATGAATATGTGAAGATTCACAAGGGCAATGTAATTGTAGTAGCCGGGGAATCTAATGCAGGGAAGACGGCTTATTGTATGAACTTTGCATTAAAAAATAAAGACCTAATGCCCGTAAATTATATGAGTTCTGAAATGAAGGAGGGGTCTGAGCTTAAAATTAGAATGGATGAATTTCATGTGGGCGATAGTGCATGGCGGGCAATTAAATTTACTTTTAGAACCGATAATTACCCCGACAAGATTAATCCTGATGGTATAAACATAATTGATTATTTAGACGAGGGGAGCGATGCCGAAGCATATAAGATGCCTATGAGGATCCGACTAATAGCCGATAAACTACAAAGTGGGATTGTTGTTATTGCTATACAGAAGGATCCAAATAAACAGTTTGGTTTTGGTGGAGCCGGAACCATGAATAGGTCAAGAGTATATTTGACTATTCAAAGAAAGGGAATATTAACTATAGAAAAGGCGAAGATATGGAGGGATAAAAATGATAACCCAGATAGGAAGTTTATCCAATTCAAGCTTGCCGCCGGATGCAGGTTTACACCCGTTGGTCAATGGAAAAAACAAGGCGAAACCCTTGAAGATGAAACAACATTGGAGAGGTAAGTTTGTTTTTAACCTTGAATCTTATGTGCTTTACCGCTATGCTTATACTAAAAGACAGGCATGGTTGCTTATGTGTAAAGAGATTGCCCGCAAACAAGACGTAATTCCGTCATTGGTTATGGATTACTTTGACGGATCCAAAGATAATTATACAATAGAGATAGAAACTGAATGGAGGGAAGGTGAATGAACCAGGTTAAGTTAATTGGACGGTTAGGCGCGGATCCAGATGTTAAGTATTTACCTGATGGCAAGATGGTTGTAAATGTAAACCTTGCAACTTCAAATGATTATAAGAAAAATGAGGAATGGGTTAAGCGTCCGGCTTCTTGGCATCGGCTTGTAGCTTTCGGGGATATCGCTGAGGAATTGGCGAAGTATGCGAAAGGTAATAAACTTGAAATAGAGGGCAAGATCACATATCGTCAATGGGAAAATAAAGACGGTAATAAAATGACCTTAACAGAGATACAGGTTTGGAAGATCGAGGGTACACCGTCAGATGTAAAACCGAGTGCATCAGAACCCGTTGACGATGACATTCCGTTTTGAGGAATACAAATGACCTTCCGGACCGTTCTGGGCATTACCGGGCACGCTATTAACCGTAATCGGCTCAACCATGATTAACGTTGGGCTTGGCCTGTTAATCTTAGGCGCATGGTGCATTGTTTATTCTGCTTTTCTGCCGGAGGATAATTGACCAGACTCCACGATCCGCATATCTGCATGAGAGCAGAGTCTGTTGAGGAATATTTGGCAAGGGGAGGCAAAATAACACACGTTGGCTCGTACGCCAACATTCCTGATAAACTTACCCGACCCTGTAATAAAGCAAGGGATTTTGCCAGTTATGATTATAGTGATGCAGATTATCCTGCGAGTTTGAAGCATGGAAAATAAGGCAGTATCGGAATATTTAGCCAAAGGCGGCAAGATTCGCAAGATGCCTACTATTCACAAATCATCAGATCGCGCCAAGGTAAGAAAAAGATATGTGCTTGACCCGTGTCCGATATGCAAGGATTATCAGACTTGCAAAGACCCCTGCCCCAAAGTAGAGAGGTTTCTTAACCACGACGACGGCCTTGAATCATGGAAAAAGGTAACAACGATTGCTCACATTAACGGCAAACATGCCAAAGAAATGCCCCAAGGGGTGTCAACTTGCGAAGCTATATTAATAAATTATTTTATAGACCGCA